ACGGTTGTCAAAGAAGTTCAGGATTTCTTCGGAGTGCTCGAAAAATGTTGCGGCTATGGTGTTGAAAGACTTGAAGCCGGACTCGGCGACGCGGTTATACCAGCGGGCAAGGTTCAGTCTTGCGACGTTTTTTTCGGAGCGTTTATTGAATATGGCCCTGAGGTTCTGTACCAGCCAATATGCTTCCTTTAGATCCGGATATAGACTGAACAGCATGTGGGCTCTTTGATGCTGCGAGGCAGTCCATTTTTCGGGGGACTTGAACAGGGCGTAGCGTCCGCGTGCCAACAACTCTTTGAGTGTATCGCCGTTTTCAAGACGCTCCGGTTTGTATCTGCGCCCTTCAAGTCTAGCATTCTCACGGGCATCGGTGTCGGCATTTATGGCGTCCCAGCGGTGCTTTATGCGTATTTCCTGAACAGCGTCAAGGGCGAGCCGCCGTCCGCCGGCTTGACCATCTCCAGCTCGCACTCTATGCCGAGGGCGCTGTCGCCACCGATCTTGCCGCGCACAAGCCCGTCGAGGGTCATGTTCTTTATCTCGATGGTCTGCCCGGTGCCGGCAATGATCTTTAACGGGCCCGAAAGACTCACTGTATCAGCCGGGGCATCCCAGCGTTCACCGGTCACAGTGCCGCCCATGACATCCTTGCAGTTCTGGGGCAGAAGCTCGATAAGGGTGAATTTAAGGATATTGGTGCCGTCCTTCTTCTTGATCTTCTTTACCGGGGCGGTGCGCACCTGAGCGCCCCACAGCTTGATATATTCCGCGGAGTCGCCTCCCCAGTCTATGCCGTCATCCGAAATGACACCGATTTTCTTGTTGTTGAACACCAGCGCGTCAAGCAGCATGATGTAACCGTCGTTTGCATATACCATAACTTATATTTTTAGAAATGTTGTTATTACGTTTTTAAGTTTTCTTGCCGGCGAAGCGCACAACAGCCCGGCCGCAAATCCCACAAGCGCCCACCAGTGGCGGGTTTCGGGAGGCTTCTCACGCGCTTTTGTCGACTCCTCGCGCAGCGACTCCAGTTCGGAAGCCTGCGCGCTGTGCCGGTTCTTGAGCCATGACAGCTCCCACTGCAGGCTGTCGACCTCCCGGCGCTGCTCCATGCTCATGTCACGGTAATACCGATAGAGCCTGTTGATGGAGTCACAGCGTCCGGTGACTTCGATACGGTCGCCCCTCTTGCGGATCTCGACTCCGGCGCGTCCCTCCTTGGCGGTATACCCGGCACCGTCGGGAAGGTCACGGAGGTTCTGTATCGGCACATCCAGACTCGCCGACTCCGCTGCTATCCCCTCCGCCGTGACGACATGGGTCGTCCGGTGTTCCGTCATGTCCGTGGTCGTCGTTGTCGCAATCCCCGACCGGCCGCTCTCCAGCGTGTCGCGGTATTCGTAGCCGGTTGTCGTTGACGCCTCCCGTGACACGCTTCTCTCCACGTGCCTCGTGGTTCCGCACCCCGCGGTGATAAGCGCCACGGCCGCCATTATTGTCAGGGTCGCCCCTCTGATTGGATGTTTCATTGTTTTTCTTTGTCAGTTTTATTATTTCGCCGCGAAGGAGATCCACCTCCCTCAGAAGGGCGCGCTGCTTCTGCAGTATCTCCTCCTGATTGGCTTGCAGACCGGCATTCTCTTTCCTGAGCTGCACGTTCTCGGCAAGGATCTTGCGGTTCTCCTCGGACAGCATGTTGATGGAAGCCTGCAACTTGGAGAGCATGTCGTTGTTATGCTCCCTGCGGCCGACAAGCCATGTGAACACGCTGCCGAGAAAACCGCCCGGGAGGGAATACATCAGAAAGTTTAGCAGGATATCCATTGCTTCGTTGATTGATTATTGATTGATACCTATTGATTTCAGCCACTTCCGCACGTCAAAACTCGGACAGGCCTTGGCTGCGACCTCGTTATGCCCTATGATGCGCACCGAGGGAAAACGCTTGTGGAAATCCTTGACATAGTTTTCCATCGCCCTGAGTTGTGCCGGAGTGCGGGTGTCCTTCGGTTTGGACATGTCTTTTGTCATGCCGCCGGCATAGACTACATGGCGGCTTACCGAATTATAGCCCTTGGCTCCGTTGGTGATCTCCCACGGGTCCACGTTCGCTTCCTCGTTGTTGTCGACCAGACGCTCAACCGTGCCGTCAAGGTGGATAATGTCGGTATAGCCGACCTGTTTCCATCCCCTGCCGCCCTGCGACACCGGGCCGAGGTGCATGCGCCTTATGTCGGCACCTGTCACCTCGCGCCCTTCCGGGGTCGCGGTGCAATGGAGTACGAGGTATTTAAGCCTGCCCGCCATCGCCCTCCGGAATTTCGTCATCCGACAAGTCCGTCACATTCTCCAACCCGAACACTCCTTTTTCCGAAGCGCCCTCCGGCACGCCGGCCGGATTTTTGAATGCCGGGTTCTCGCGGCCGTCAAACACCACAAACTCCTCGCCGAAACCGATATTGGTGTCGGCCTTCATAAGCAGCTTGAAGAAGTAGAGTTCGCCGGCGTTGCTGTACTTGTCAATCTGGATCACACTCTCGTCATCCTGAAGGTTGACCGCTACAAACAGATTGCCGTCGGCATCCGGGGAGCAGAGGGTCGCGACAATGACACCGTCGGGCCATGCGGCCACCGTTTCGATGGTGATGCCCTTGTAGCGCATACAGTTCATCTCGGTTTCATCGGAGTTCTTGTGCTCGCGCTGGGTAAGCTCGTCATCGTAGCGGTCGAAATCGTCGATGCTCATGAGGATGCGCAGGTTCGGGTTGGCGCGCATCGCCTTGGGGATGGAGGCACGGATATCTTTCAGTACCCCAAGCATGGTGGTGCTTTCCGAATTGACGACGATGCAGTCCGGGTCCTTGGCGGCCTGTGTCAGGATGCCGTCCATCAGCTCCTCGTCGGTATCGCCGTATTCCCCGTTGACATAGTGCCAGCCGAGTTCGAACTGCACCTGCTTTGAAAGGGCGTCAAGGAGAGCGTTCTGAGCTTCGGGGGGAAGCTGCGAGAACACGAGGTTCCCTTTCGGCTGCCATTTGCGCCATATATGCTCGAACGCGCGGGGATTGAAGGTGGTGAACGCCATGAAATCCTTGGGGTCAAGGGAGTGCTCGCTGTAATCGAAGTTCCCCTTGCTGTCCTCTACGGTAGGATTGACTTTTTGCTTCTGGAGCATCTTGCCCGTCTTTAGACGGGGGATGCTGATTTTCTTCTCCACTCCGGGAATGACCATGATGAGTCCCTTGCTCACAAGCTCATTGCCGGTGGAGGCGGTGGTAAGGATGGTTTCCAGTACCTCACCGTTGTAATTGGTGTTTTTTACTACTATTGCCATAGTGTCCTTTATTATGGTTGGTTTTACTTCTTAAGCCGGTCTTTTATCTCTTTCATGCGGCGTGCGAACGGCCCATCGCTGTCGGTCGGACGGTTTATGTCCTCCATGACCTTGCGCTTGGGGGTGAGAGCCGCAAGAGCAGCCTTGCCTTCCTCCATATCACGCTTCAATATGTTCTCGAATGTGGGGCGCGTCCGGGCGTTGATACGGCCGTCCTGCTCGGCCGCGTCGAGAAGGGAAGCACGCTCCGTTTCCTCTGCCTCGGCCGCCTTGTCCTCAAAGCCTTTGACCTTCTCCTTGAGTTCCCTGTTCTCGTTTTCCAGTCCGGGAACCTTGCCTGCCGCCTTCTCAAGGGAGTCAATCTCCCTGAGAACCGCGGCGTCATCCGCGCAATCCTTGAAGCGCGGATGCTTTTTTAATTCTTCTAAATTCATCTGGTTGTCGTTTGATGGCTTGTCAAGCCGGTTATTGAATATGCTGTATATCTGCTCCGGGGTGCTGTCGTCCGGTACCGGGTCGGCATCATAGATACCGTCCACAAGTCCGAGCGATAATGCCTCCCCGGCGGTCAGCCAATGGTCGTTGTCATCAAAATAGGAGGATTTTATTTGCGCCTTGTCCGTTTTCAGCTTTGAGGCGAGCATATCGGCAAGACTGTCCTCGAGTGCCTGTATCTCATCTATGCACCGGCGCAGCTCGGTCTTGTTGCCATAGCATCCGCCACTGACGCTGTGGAGCATAAGCCGGGCATATTTGCTCATGGTGACAGGCTTCCCACACAAGGCAAGCACGGCAGCCATGCTTGCCGCCACACCGTCTATATATATATGTATGTCGGCCCGGCTCCCTTTCAAGGCATTGTACAAAGCTATTCCGCTGTAGACGTCGCCCCCTATGGAGTTGATGCGCACATCGATCCGGGCACCGGAATTCTCGGCGGCTTTCAGCTCCGACACGACATTGCCGCTTTTGACATCGCCGTAATCCCCGATTTCCCCGTAGAGAAAAATCGTCACGATGCCGTCAGGGGCTGTATGTATATTCAAATATTTGTTCATTATCACTGGATTTGATGCGGTCCTCCCGCGGTTTATGGTGCAAAATTGCTATAAAACAACGGGGTATGAAAACAGTGGTTTTATCATACAGCTTTATGGCCGCATGATAACGCCGTAAAGTTGTATCATGCGGAGCCTCTTTCGCCAACTCCCTTTTTTATAGCAATTTTGCATCATAAAAATCAGGATTATGGCAGATTTAACGAACGCCCAGAAAAAGGAATGGGCAAAAACATTATACCTCCGTGAGAACCTCACCCAACAGGAGATTGCCGACCGTGTAGGATGCTCCCGCGTCACTGTGTCAAACTGGGTACGAGCCGGCAAATGGGAGGAACAGAAGGTGGGTATCACCTTGACAAGGCAGGAACAGGTAGGAAACCTCTACCGACAGGTGGCGGAAATAAACCGCTCCATCGCCGACCGTCCCGAGGGTGAGCGGTTCGCGACATCGAAGGAGGCAGACATCCTCGGTAAACTGGCGGCGGCCATCTCGAAGATGGAACAGGAGATAGGCATAGCCGACACCATAAGCGTGCTGACATCATTTATCGAATGGCTGCGCCCGCTTGACCTCGAGAAGGCGAAGGAGATTACACGGTTTGCGGACGCTTACATAAAGGACAAGCTATGAAACAGGTTGACAAAATAGCTCTTCAGGACTGGGAGAAGTTCAAGGAGGACATAGCGCGCTCGACTCCGGTTGACAAGAGCATGACACATGCCGAACGAGAGAAACACCGCATATACCTCGAGGCCCACCCCATTGAATGGATAAAGTTCTTCTGCGCCCCCTATGTGAAAAGCGAGTTCGCCGGGTTCCATAAACGGGCCATCAGGCGCATCATAGCCAACGACGAGTGGTTCGAGGTG